TGCACGTAAGTTGAGTAAAAGGAAGAAAGTTATAGATCAAGCTATCCCAGCCAAATGACCAGCTTCGTTGAGATAGACTTTAGTCTCAGCCTTCATAGCTTCATATTGCACCAGCCGACCAGTTAATAAAACGCGCTTTGGAATGGAGTTGAGGTATTGAGGCTCCAACAATGCTCGCCTGGCCCATTGTAGCCCATGAAAGAAGCGTCGAGCGTATCGAGGAGAAATGATTAGCCAAGATCTCTCAGGGTTGGTCATCATCGCTGGACTATGGAAAGTATCTAAAAGCCTGATAGCTGCAACTGGCACATCGCCATAGACAATTATCTGTCTATCGTGCGCAGCTGCAGCTATTTGCAGCACCAGACCAAAATCTATGGCATGTGGCCCTAAGCTATAATCAGACACCTCCACTATATTCAAGCCAATGTACCCATATTCTTGTGAGGTGCTTAACAAAATAGCTTTAGCCTCAACATGATCGCCAATATCTTCATTTATATAGATCCGAACTAGTTCATATCGTTGAGGGGGACGACCCGGAAAGTTTATAGCTCGTGTGGCTTGCGCAAAGGCTAGTGCTTGCACATCATGATAAGCTAGTAAACTACCCTCATACTCATCTCGCGAGCTTAGATTGCTGACTGTCATATTTTCGATGTTGACCGCATTATACATCGTAGTGACATCCGCTGATATATGGGTGATATAAGCGAAGTCATGCCACGCTGAACTGTCATTCGCTATGTACCCAACCTGAGCTGATGCCATTGGTAAAAACTGTGCTATCATGTTTAAAGAGCACCCACAATACACGATACTATTCGCGACATTGACGAGACATGATGCAGGCTTGAGGGTGCCGTTGACGGAAACCGACAAGAACCCGCTCGCCACTAAATTAAGTGCTGTAGGCCAATCACCTAACAAAGGGTCGCCATAACCTAAATCAAGCACATTATCCATGGTGATATTAATTATTTCATGTTGTGATCGCGCAACCTTGAGCTCTAACCACTCCATCCACAAGGACTCTCCGAACTGATTATCGGACATCCGCGCGAAGATATAAAATGTTAGCGCCACAGTATGTGGCGAAGTATCCCCTATATTTGTTGTGACAGATGGCCGCACATACGCGAAGATATTCTCATGAGCAGTGATGATATCAACAAGCACGCTCAGATGGAACCACATAGCCAAGTTTTCTCTAAGGGACGGGTCATTTAAAATAGAGAAAGCGGTAGGTGTTGGGTTCTCTTGTTGGCCAGTGCCAGCCTCGGGCATTACAAAAGCTCGAGATTGGCCAGCCCTACCAACCCGCCCCAAACGCTGAATCGCGGTGGCAGGCGAAGTGGGTACATGAGCGGCTGAAGAACTGGGCATGAATCCCCTAAAGTCATAGGTGATCTTGAGTGTCTTCCCAAGATCAATTAAACAAGTAGGAGGGGGCTCTATTGTGATGGCCTGATCTGCTATTGTCGTGGCCGCAATACATCCCGAGCGCGCAGGGATGGGTTCATAGCTAGATAATGATGAGCAGACTATGGAAATCCTACCAAGCGTTTGAATCACATCATGGGTGGTAGCATAATCTGGGCACATAATAAGCGCCCGATCCATTAATCGGATATCAGTTTTGATAATCTCTTCGACGACAGCGGGGAAGTCGCCATTTATAGGATCAACTTGCACCTCAAACCGTCGTCCCTCAGGATAGGTGAAGCGATCACCTGGCTGGACCGTTGGCATGAAGCTGGTGATCGTGGCTGTGATCATGATACGCTTGTAGAGAGAGAACAAATACCAACAAGCGATCATTTCCACAGCCCCGATATGTATCTCATCTAATATGATTAGATCATTCGGCTGAGCTTCAACAGGCACTCGATTCCGCGCATGTCCGTATGTTAGGATTTTCACTCGGCATTCAGGGCGGTTCTCGACACCTGATGATAAAATTTGGAAGTATCCATCGGGTAAGAATGAATTCTGGTACATATCCCTAGCCGATATGGTTGGGCACAACAACCAAACTGTCCCAGTTATCTCACAATTGTATAGCAAAGCTGCTATAAAACCTGTAGATTTACCCGTTCCAGTAGGTGCCACTATTAACAAAGGAGCAAGATCCGCTGGGTCTTGTATCCTCGAACGGAACTGAGCAACTAGTGCTGTCCATTGGGATGGCACTTCTATCACACTCATTAGACTACGAAAGGGGCGGGGACCCACTATCGCGTCACCAGCCGCCCATAGCTCGACCATTAGTGGTAATACCTTAACAATATGTTGCACGCCTGGCAGCAGAGCGTGATACCATCGGCGTGGGAAGATGTAGGTCATAACTACCGAGAATCTTTTCATCCACGCATAAGGGTCAGGTGGCATCATATTGGAGATGACGCTTGACGAGGCCCCAGTGGCTAACATGTACACGTAATTTAACGCTGCGTATAACCTATTTATATCCCTGGTGCTAAATGCATACAGATTGTAAATGAGCGCCAAAACTGGAAGGTCTTTGAAAATTTTAAAGAAGGTCTCGAGAAACCAGTACACGATTGTCACCGCCACCATTTGAGCTCTGTGTGCTTCCAAGTTAGATTGTACTAACTCATCTAAGTGGTTGGAATTAGATAACCACGCCAGGAACCCCTGAGGGTCACAAGCTGATCCATAAGGGTTCTCACGTAGCCTAGTCCTAAATAGGGCAACGGCTGGCACCTTACAACCCAACTTGTGATAAAGCGACAACCAAACAAAACGCTCAATCACATAATCAGGGTTCCTCATGCCAAACGTGGGGTCAACTCCGCGGAACTCAGGCAAAGCTCTAGCAACATGATTCGGGATCCAATCGTACATGCGTCGTCGCATGTCAATGGTCCAGTAGAGGGCTTGATCTCTGTAGGGAAGAACAGGGTTCCAACTCAATAGCTTTTTATAATCCTTAGTCATCTTTGAGTTGTCGGGATCCGGAGGTTTCATCCATATGCGCATGATATCCATATAGCGGGGATACCTATGGCTTTTCAACCAAGCACGAATGTTGCCAGTTTTCCCGGCGTATCGACTACGCTCACTGCCAAGATTAAGGAAAAACTCAATAGGCTTGCCCTCGTCATCTCGAGTTATTTCAATGTGCACGGTGGCATAGAAACGCAACATAATTTGCGATAGCTCCTGTATATATTGATCACCTAATAGCTCATAGACGTCAATCAGATGAGCGGTCTGATAGGCCGAACCAATAACCCCATCTATATGCTTCATCAAAAACTTTATATCTGAGGGTGAATTGCTAATCTGCATCACCCAATCGGTCCTCTTGTGTAAAAGCGACTTGGCGTCTGCCATAATGGAAAAAGATGGGACAGGATGCCCATTGATAGTGTAGTATTTAACGGAGTGAGACGGGACCGGGCCAACAGTCAACCCTACAAGGTTTAGATTTTCAAACCCCTCATTCTCAACCCTTACAGCCATACCAAACCGATCTTTTATACACTGTATAACGGCTGGCCATACCTCTGGCTCATCCGTGCCGATTGCGTCGTCATCACCAGCGTTGCCCAAGTCATTTTTCTCCCAAAAGTCGGAAGGAGGCTTACCCGTCACGATTGACCAAGCCGCCAAGATAACAATACGAAACGCATCTCGATTGTCTACCGAGGTGTTCCCTTGACCGGTCAACAAACCCTTGGTTTTAGCGAACACCTTACCGGTGCGCAAGTCGATTAACCGCGCATGGCGCATAGCAAGATAACTCGCTCTAATTTGAGAGACGGCTATGTCTCTAACTAAAGAGCTATCAAATCCTATTGAACGTAGCTCGATGAGTGCGTCAAGGGCAGTTGGAATTAATTGCGAGTCAAATTGGGTTATGTCAGCGGCAAAAACTGCCGCTCGTGTTTTTAGTTGCTCGTAAAAGTCTCGAACGCCTCCTTCGCTCCTTGGTCTAGCATTGATCACGAAGGCGTCCAATGGTGGCATACGACGAGTGACCTCAACTGTTGAAACGTATTGGATGACATTGGATAATAAAGTGGAAGCCGTAACTGTCCGGATATTAGATTCCTCATCCATAAGTTTTTGCAACTTCACTACCTGAGACTTGACGAAGCAGTGGGCGCACTCGCCAGGGTGCTGACCTGCTATCAACAAGCGCTCCGCCTCTTTTATCGTCGCTTCCCAAATACCAACCTTGGCTAAATCTTTTCTGGTGCGGTATCTGGGTATAAATGGCAATCCCGGGGAATAGTCATTTAGCTTTATCTTATTCATGGCGGCTCGAGGTGTTAGCACCGTTGCACCTTTATACATCATTGGAAATTTATCAGCTAGAGCATGTGCCGCCCTAAGCGTGATAGTAGCAACCACATCATCCTGAGGTGGAATGGCTGTGCTATATCGTTGGATGCTATTAGCTATACGTTGGTTTGTGGAAAACCACATCCCATCCATACCTCTGGGAACTCCTAAAGCGATTAATCGTCGGGTAAAATCTGCGGCTATTTGATTAACCTGACGGGCATCAGGCATTAGCGGAGCGAAGCTTGCAGTCTCATCGTCAGGTACGTATGGTTCTTTAGGTATATTGAAAGCACGAATAGGGATAGCTGGTTCGGTCTCTAAATCGACCCCTAGGGCTGCCATGGCTTGCAATCTTTGCTCAGCCCAGACATTATAATCAACGACTGGTGTGGGCTCTTTCATCATTTCACACCCAATCATAAATTTTTCGGCTGGCGTGAGCTTAACGAAATCATTTGTGAATAACAAAGCCCACACAGCCTTCGGCCGTCTTCGTTGCTCCGGTAGCAGCGAGGAAATCAACAACCTGGAAAGATAGAAATATTCTGTTATTGATTGATAACTAACGTCACTAACGTGAGCGAGGTTTAAGAAGATGAGCTCAAGCAACCGATCGATCGCGTTATACAAGGCTATCCCGATGGTCGATAGCAAGCTAGTTATAGATGTTACGAAACCAATAGGTAATATATGATCCTCTACAACTCGCCGCCACCATGACAGATTTTCACCTAGCCAGGTTGGGAAAGTCCACTCCCCTAAGGCTAGGGTTTTTCCAACGCCCCATAACCACTTGCGAACGCTAAAATCGAAACTATCCGAAAATGATGGAGTTTCCTTCAACAGCCCATATATAATAGGTAAGATCAGATCTTGTGCCACATGATCAGGCATGACTTCATAAAAATTTGCTAGGATTGCCCCGGCTATCTTAACCACCCCGGAGATCCCTTTATCCATTTGCGAAATTTCTACCAATGGTCTCGGGAAAACTGTCCTGAAAGCAGGATACACTAATGGTTGAGCCTGACACATCAGTGCAGTTATATCAAACCAAGCTGTATATTTCTCAGTGTGGAACGAATCCTCAGATCGAAATAGCGAGAACCCATAATGGAACTGACGCCCAATATCTGGATCTATTTCAGGTATATTATTGGGGTTCCCATCTACGAACACATCCGGTATAGTGGCCAATCTAACTATCTCATAAGATTTACAGCCACGAGACGTCTGATGGATCAAACTGATGACTTTTAATGCATAACCCAAGCCTCCTGGTATCACCTTAATCTTTTCCCGTGTGTCGCGCTCTATCTCAAGCAAGGTTTGTATAGTCAGGTCCTCCTCATATGATGGCAAGGGGTTCTCGATGCGGATGGTGTCATAATCCACAACTAATTTGATAAAGCTTTCTGGTGCCAAAACGTTGAACCTTTCTAGCAAATTCTGCCAGGTTTCGTCAGACCATTTAACACACAAAGCCTTATATTCCACCGATCCTTTTATCAGCAGCTCGGCCTGTGAACGAGCAGCTTTCAATTCAGCTGACTGGGGATTAGCTGCATGATCAAACGCGGTGGTTATTATTTCTCGTAAAACGGGTTGCAAAGCATTCAAGCGCGGGAGCCGGTTCATGGCCTCCCTAAACTCTTTGACCTTAAGCGGATCAGATCGGATAAGGAGCCCGGAGGCCTTAAAATCATTGATCAACCGCCTAGCGTCTTCCATATCTCACTGATTCACGGGCTGATTTTCACAGCTGTGGTGATGAGTCACCTGCGGCCAAGAGCTAATCTTGGCTCAATTTAAGCGCACTATAAAGAGCACGTTCGGATTTTATTGACCCCCGAACCCTAGTGTAAAGTGCCGAAACATGATCGCCTGATCTTTGCATGGACATCCTGGATCTGATCGTGGTGATGCCCCACATCGGCAGTTAATTGACAAAAATTGCATTTGTAGGTCACAGACCCAAGGCCAAAGAAGTTTATGTAGTGCGTCACGAACAAGTCATGGTGATGATGAGCCGGTCTCCGATTTAGGGTTGTATTGCTCAGGTCACGCACCGCCCCAGTCTGATCAGAGTTAAACTCGATAATATTATTGTCCCCCTTTCTTGTCAACCATAATCTATCGTAGTTCTCTTTCCAATCGACCTCAGACAGCGACCAGTCAGAGTGTATCCCTGAAAGGATCAAAATCTGCCGGAACCCTGGGGTTAGATTTTGATCTGACACACATCTTAACTGATTAGGCCAATCCCGTGGGATGCCCCTTGGTAGCATAGAGGCTATATAATCACTAACTTCCACAACGTTCTCATGAAGCAGCATCGAACAAACCTCGCACTCGGTTGATTGATGCATAACATGATTAGAAGGACACCGGCGCCCCCATTGGATTTGCGTCTGCCAAGTGCTAGGTTTGTCCTCAACAGGTACCAACCGCGCATCTGTCCCTTGTAAAAGGACGACCGCATTGATCCCATCATTACAATGTGGACCAATGCTCCCCAATATATCCAAGTCCAAGGCCCCCACCCAGCTAGTGAAATGATTAGGCCACCTCGCTGTCATGGGGTTTCCAACCATGCAAGTTAACGCAATTGCCTGGTCGGGTTGAACACCGTGAACTTCCCAGGCCTGAGCAAAGCACACATTCTGATATATATTAGGTGCGAAACCCAACATCCAGGCACCAAATGTGGTAATGACAACTTGGCCACTTGACGATGAATAGGCTTGAGGTGTGAACAATCCATCATGTAATCCATATGTCGCAATACAATCCCTCAATGCTGCAGGAGACGGATACTTCAGCGAGTGAATATTGAAGTTCCACCCACTACAACATGCAAAATCAACGTATTTCAAAGGGGTGATATTCGTGCCAAATAGTGGGTTGTTGCCAAGGTCACTTGTCTCGATCAGCCAGGAAGCAAAGAGGAACGTGTTGAGGTTCAACAATTCAGGGAATGACGCTAATCCTATAGAAGTAGGTGACACACTAAAGTATGCGCAACTATAAGTTGGAATGGGCGTATGGTCAGCTAACAATAACCTTCGTCGAACTAGATCTTGCTTGTCAATCAACCAGTCGTAACTCTGTAGTTGTGTTCGGATCAATAAAGGGCCATAGGCAGCATAAAAATTTATGACAAGCAGTAAGTCACGCAAAGAGCCACAACCATGAGGAAAAACAATGAATTGGCCAAGTTGTTCGGGGAGAAACTTCACCCTGATGAGTTCAGGCACAATGTCATTGTCATCAGCAGCTCGCAGGTCACATTTAACCGCGTCACAGGCCTTATTGAATTTACGACCATGAAGGTCGTTGCGCGTTAACCGAAACCACAGTGGAATTTTAGACGGGTCCCTCTGGTCAATACCAGTGGCTTGTTCCACACTCTGGTGCTGTACAGCCGTACGCCACAACTGCTGCCAATAAGTCTGCGTCAGGAATGTGGCACCGGTCGTCACACCAACCGAAACTGTGGCGCCAATGCCCAATACAGATATGAGTAACCCCATATTTGAGTGTTAGAATCTCACTAACTTGATCAAAAGACCTACATAGCCTCGAAACATAAATGAAAAGCCACTGGTGCAAGGAGAACACGCCACGATAGGCTCCTCACACATCCAATGCTGGCATCAAAGGACGTAGGTAGGTCAACCGGGTGAACCAACTGTTTAATGTATGCAACGGAGATGAGCTCTCTTGCTGGAGTTGTTCAACTGCATCTCTGATAGATCCGATTACCAATGACACCAGACCCGATGATCTATAAGTGATTCCACCGACAGCAGGTAGAATAGTCGCTACGCTATAAAATAGTGACAACACCACAAAAGCCGCAGAACTTAATAAACCTGACAAAGTATTGGCTATAAGAAACGGGACCGCTCCGACCCCGAGCTTAACAGAGTGTGAGCCAAGGCAATCCCATATCACAGTATAACAATGCCATGTTGGACCATATGGCATAGCGCTAGTCGACCTCATCAAGCGTTCTAGTGTGACCCTAGATAACGTGGTCGGGAATCGCAATTCACTATGAGGTGCTCCTTCAGTGCGTGTTAATTGGTAAAGCCCAAACGGATTGACTCGCCCCTCATATCTGTATCTTGCCCGCTCAGCCAATAAAGCTACGTGAATCACCGGAACATAACGGTACACTATAACAAATTCCAGCGTCAAATTCTCATCATCGGCACCAACCTCTGGATAAGAGGTGGCCGCCAATGTGAGGGGCACCCAATTAACAAACCATGATAAGGTAGGAGCAGAATTTGTTAGAACAAAAGCAGATATCAACCCGGTGCCCCACCCTTTAGATTGAGCCACCCAGAAAGCTATTGCTGACGACATCATTTTAAGGTTCAATCTAACAAAAACCTCGGCCAACCAAAAGTAATTCTTGTCTAGTGCATCGAGGAGCACATCGAAAAATTTTGCAGTTACTAAGTACAAGACAAATGTTCGAAGTGGGATGGTCGATCTACTATCCAACATCAATATCAGAGTGGACACTGGGGTTGTCGATAAAAATGAAAATTTTTGCAGTCTTGACATGTACAAATAGTACATCACACCCCGAAAGATGATCAATCCTATGGAATCGGGCCCATACCAGTTCCACAACTCTCTAAGATCATACCAGTGTGCTCTAAGCCACACTCCAAGGTAAGCGAAATGAGTTTTAGACAAGGCTAACAGGATCCGATCAGGATCCTGGCCAGCGACAAAGCCGGCGCCAGAATCATATGGATTTTTATACTCTCGATCATATCCCTTCCCTACCGCAATCACTCTAACTCCCCACACAGAAGCGAGAGCCGTGAATCCTACTGTCCCTTTGGAATAAACAGTGTCGTACTTCTTGAGCACCTCTGCATGATCGCCAGGGGGAATTAAGGGCACATGTTCATAACCACGAGGAGGCACGTTGTCCCCACCCCAGTACGCCCCAATCTTCCCTCTGACCGATTCATTCAAACCCCCTTTCAAAAATGTTTTACCATTATGCGAGGTGGGTAACGTCCTGGCGGATGCAAAAGCACCAATTCGAACGTCCGGCTGAAAAACCAGTCCAAGGGCAGAGAAAACGAAATTTATAAGCACATTGGAACTAGCGATGAAAGGATACACAATATCCGCTGGTGGCGCCAGCGTATAAGTGATGCCATGCCCTGTGAATAATTGAAATGGTACAAAACACTGGTCATGATCAGCAAAGCCCGTGAGATAAGCTTTTGCACGCATAAAGAGCGCCATCTTCACGGGCTCCACATCAGCATCGTCAAAGTTAGCTAATACCTTCCCTTCTGATTCAGTGTTGAGCTTTATTACTGTCACCTTCGCCCCATATCTAGAAATATAGTCAGCTATAGCCAAAATGGGGTTGACGTCTCCTCGTGAGCCAAACGTGAAGAACACCACTCCACCATGAGTGTGGGAGATCTCTGACAATATATTTTCTCCGGGCATTGTATTTGGTGCAAATCTTGGATTATCTCTGTCAAACTCGAGATATGATCCAACTACCAAATCTGGCACAACTGTTGCTGCCGCAATAGGCCGTGGGTCAGAGAAGGCATGTGCAATAGTCATACGGCCATGATTTGTGTATCTTGTAGCCATGGCTTTTAAATAATAAATGTTCTGTCTCGTAAAGTCAGCTTGGTACGCCCCAATTACTCTGCCTCGAGCATTCACAATTTTGAAAACCACGTCTGAATAAGCTGGGAATAGCTCGGTGACTAAGGGAGCCATTATGGGTGGCAACCCAGAATCCGAAACTAAGAATACGGTACACGACTCCCAAAGAGCAGGCATAACTTCGTCCCAGCCATAGACATAACCCAGTAGATAAAAATGGTAAGCCCACTCCACGGGCGCGAGGGTGGAGGTGGCTCCACGAACAAAAGCCACTCCCATATAGAAAGGATAAGTGTGGGCGAATGATACACTAGACCAACTAATTTTATGTTCAAATAATATAGTTGCGCCTAACGCATCATACCAAGCCAGCTTTTGGTTAATAATGAGAAACCCGGCGCTAATAGGGCAAACCGCCGCAAACACTAGGCGCCAACCCGCCATAGATACTGCATTGCCGTATAATGGCACAACCACAACGAAGTTATCCTGACAAGTCAGGATGTTGTACCGCTCCATGAGGGCGTTTGCTGTTGCATTGGAGTCAACCAACACTATGTGTCTCCGGGATGGCGAAGGGTATAGTTCAAACTCTGTTAGTCTAGTGGCTGAACAAGACTGGAGAGTATAATCCACATCCGCCTTAATATTATCCTCACAGAAACGCATGATTTTATAAACGACCATGTAGATATTGTTGAATGTCGTGAAGTCAAAACTAGCACCACCAAAACCTCCCTGGCGCTTACGTGGCGTATAATTTCGAAGAGCCATTATGATATCAGGGTGCCATCCATGTAGCGAATCAGAATGACAATGGACACACCGCACGCCATTGCCACAATTCTCTTTTCGCCAAATCCTATCGCTAGATAAGTGGTACAACCCATCAAGAGTTGAACTGGGAGTGTAAGCTGTCGGCTTGATATTATTATGATTTAGAATAGCATGCCCACATCGAGACACATTCAACTCGAGCATTTCATTGATGAACGGAAGCCTACTGTGACTATTTTCCCATACAGGCAATCGATGCGTGACAATGGGTACATCATCATAAAAATCATCGGCTGTTATCGGGGGCACAAACCGATAAATTTTAAACGGGGTCAATTCATCATTACTTAGTATCAGCGAATGTGAGCACCTCTTCGCAAAAATGATAGGGTCAGGTGGGTTTCCTCGAAGTCGCCCGCCAACAGCATCATAGAAGGGTTCATCAACCCGCAAAGATATCCTATATGGCCGCCGGTACTGCATCGGGTAAACATTACCGCAGAAATCGCACTCCCTTGTGACGCTTTTATGCACGTTGTTAGGTGAATGCGCAAAATCTGCGGGTCGCTGTATCATCCGTATACTACGGTTGAGCCTAGTTATCGATGACAACGGCAGCGCTTGGTACACAATAGATACGACCTTATAAACAACAGGTAAGGCTCTTTGAACCATGATGTCAACTGCCCCCACAATAGGGAGGTACACAGCTCTCAAGATAAACTTGAAAGGTGTCAGTGAGAATTCCCACGTTGTGGCTGGAGCACCTGTGGCTGGCGCGGGCAGATACCCATCATCCTGACCCTCCTCGCCAATTGAGTCAGTCATGATGTACGGTAACGATTCCTCTTCATCAATGGACAAGCCACCACCGGTATCCATTCCCTCATCAATAATTCTTTGTCTAGATGGTGGGGGTAAAGTGCGTCGGCGCTCAAAAACGTTGAAGAAATCCGACACTGCCCTTATACCAGAAGCTGTATTCACATATATCTGGAAACCCGAACCAAGGAAAGCCGGCATACCTCCCCATATTGGGACAAATCGTCGCTCACGGTCCATCGTTCACGGAAAGAGGCGTGGTTAGATTTTCACTAACTCGCTCGTATGAGCTGGCCATACAATCCGCACCAGAACGACCCTGGTATATGCGAGAGCACGCAATAACCAGTCTCGCAATACAAAACACACGACTAATCTAAAGTCGCTAAACAAAGACCGTTATGTAGCTGAAAAGCGAATATCATAACAAGCCCTGTAAAAGGGCT